AAAGATATGGAGCCAGAACCTGAATCAATTAAAGGGCAGAATGTCCCACAATTCGTTGTATTCGCTCCACAGTTTCGCGATGAAAGACAATACGAAACCATCTATGTAAAGGAGTGAAATGGCATCAGCAGCACTAAGGATAGGATATCCAGTTCCCATCGTTCAGAATACAGTATACGCTCTCCCAGCGAGACGTGTAATGTTATTCAGCGATGCTACCACTCCTACCTTTCAACAGTCTACTACTGAAGCATTCACAGCTAATGCTTCTATAACATTAACTAATGGTCAGGCTGAATTGTGTGGAGGATTTCTCCGATGCACATCAGCTACGCCGGGTAACATTATTCTGAAACCAACAGGTTCATAATGTTAACCCTCTTACTCGCAGTCCTAATCTGTGGAGTAATTGCGTGGGTAATTCAAGCCCTACCCATTCCTAGTCCCTTCAATATCATTGCCTACGCCATTCTGATAATTATCCTCATTATACTTCTGTTTAACGCAGCGGGTGTTAATACAGGATTAAATTTGAGATAATGAGTCTCAGAAACTTTTGGAAGCCTAATCCAAAGCAATCCGAGTTTCTTGCAATCCCCTTTACCATTAAAGAGGGATTCTATGGCGGAGGTGCAGGTTCAGGTAAATCAGACGTTCTTCTATTATACGGAATAGTTCATCAACTACATAAAAATCCACGCTTCAAACAGGTGTTCATGCGTAGAACATATCCTGATTTGAAGAAGGAAATAGTTGGCAGAAGTCGAGAAATATTTCCAAGATTTGGTGCAACATTCAATGCAACTGATATGGCGTGGACATTTCCACGCGATGACCAATTCGGTGCTGGAACTAAGAACGCGGGGGCGCAAATATTTTTAGGACATTGTGAAGAAGAAAAGGATGTTCATAATTATGACTCTATGGAAATATCCCTATTTACACCTGACGAGCTTACTAACTCTACAGAGTATATTTATATTTACATTACTTTCCAACGTAATCGCGCTCCCAAAGATAGTGGTTTACCCGCTATTACTAGGGGCGCTGGTATGCCGGGCGGTATTGGTCATACATTTGTTAAAAAGCGATTTGTTGACCCCTATTCGCCGGGCGGAAAAGTTATTGTCGGACGAGGGGGAAATAAACGGGTTTATATTCATGCAACACTCGAAGATAATAAAGAACACATAGACCCGAATTACGCTCAATCGCTCGATGGTATTACAGTCGAAGCAGAGCGTAAAGCTAAAAAGTTTGGTGATTGGTCTGCATACTTAGGACAAGTTTTCGATGAGTTCCGAGATAAACATTATCCCGATGAACCCGATAACGCAATTCATGTATGCTCACCGTTTGATATTCCTGAATGGTGGCCTAAGTTTGTAATAGGCGATTGGGGATTCGCGGCGATGACATACATAGGATTCTATGCTGTGTCACCCTCTAAAAGACTCTATTTATACCGTGAACTATATTGGCAGAAAACTAAAATCGAAGAATGGGGACCATCAGCTAAATCATTCATTGATATTGAGCATCCTAAAGTAGTTAAGTTCTGTCAATCCGCGAAGCAGGATAGAGGGACAGAACATACTGTGCAACAGCAGATTGAAACTGCATTAGGTCGCCCAATTGAATTAACTAGTAATTCACCGGGTAGTAGAGTATCCGGTAAAATGTTAATCCATGAATACTTACGTTGGAAACCAAAGCCAATAATTCCTGCGAGTGAAATGCCATCGTATAGCGAAGAACATGCAATGTGGTTGCTTCGCAATAAGACTGAATCTGAATACAAATCATACTTAATGCTATTTGACCCTCCTGAGGAAGAAACTAATATTCCCAAACTTCAAATATTCTTATGTAATGAGGATACTCATGATGGTCATCCTAACTGTTGCACTACAATGATTGATTCAATCAAAGCATGTAACTACGATAAACCGAGGAACAATAAGCCAGCGGAAGATGTTGCAGAGTTCGAGGGCGATGACCCATACGACGATTTAAGATATGCCGTCGATTCTGCCGAACAATATTTCAATGAATCAGTCAGTGAATTTGAACGAGTCCAGAAAGAAGCAGCAATCATTCGACAGTTGGAAATGAATAAAGACTGGACCGCATATTATCGAAATATGAAAACAATTGAATCTTCAACTCGTGTTAAACCTGTTTCACGATTTCATCATGGTCCGCATAGTTTACGGAAAAGATAATGAATAGTTTTGGACTATGGCTTCATCAACTATTTAATCCTCACTGTCCACACTGCATCGCGCTCGAACGTGAGAAGGCAGATAGGACTGAGGAATCTAAAGTATGTGTTACTTGTGAAGCTCTGAAGATGGAGCTATCATTGGCACATATTCAGATTAATACATTACAATCTGCACTAATCAATCCAGTTAAAACTGAAGAACCGAAAACTGATACGAGTGGATTAAAACCAATATTACCAACGAGAGTTCCGTGGAAAGTTAGACAGCAGATGTTAGAACGTGAAGATAGACATGCTGCTGAACTAATACGAAAGAATAATGAATCTAAGTCTAGCAATAATCCTGATTTAATTTCGCTCGAAGATTTAGAGAAAGAAATGAAAATTCACAGCGAAGCTCAGGAGAATGTAAATGCCATATCAGGAAGTAATGCACAAGTTCAAGAAAGGCCAGCTTCATAGTGGCTCTAAAAAAGGAAAGAAAGTAACTGATAGAAAGCAGGCTATTGCCATTATGCTTTCTGAAAAGCGTAAAGGAACTCATGGTAAACTAAATGTTGGGCCATCAAAACAATTCCAGAAGAAACACGGATTGAAATAATGCCCGATGGTATTCAGAAAAAGATGGAAGAATCTCTAGCTAGAATACTAGCAGAGAATCCAGATGTTAAACCAGTTACTATTAGTCCCGGAAATCAGGGGATACTAAGTAAGATATTCTCACCGAGAGGTGCATTAGCAACAACTAGTCTATTGAATGGTAATATTAGCTATGACCCTAATCAATTTCTGACGAAGAATCCTGATGAAATAGATAATATTGTTGCACATGAATTAACTCATACTCGTCAGATTCAGCAGATGCCGTGGTATCAAAAGCCATTAACTTTACTTAATCGGGCATTCGCTGATGACAAACCTCCGGCGGAAGGTCTTTCGCCTAATAGTCCTATTAACTCTAACTATTATTGGCGTCCGGAGGAAATGGAAGCATTCCAAACGGAGCGTAACAGGATTCTAAATAAACCTAATATGCGAGTTTACGAGGAACCCATGTTATCAACTCGTGATATTATGTTACCTCCTGCGGGTGGTTATCCTCCTGCTAAAAGGATATTAAAGTAATGCCGATTGATGTTGGTCCTACTAAACAATTCATGGAACGATTTGGTCATTTCGCGAAGAAAACTAGTCCTATTGATAAAACTAAGAACAAATCAACCAGTAATAAAAAGGAATCGATTTTAGTTAGGGCCATGAAAAAGAATGGCAAAAAGTAAACTCCCCAAGGAACCAATACGTCAGCTTATTCGCAGAGTATATTCTGCTTGCGAACAAGAGGACCAAGATGTTAGGCAGCGCCAAATGCGTAAATGGCGTCAGCTTAAACTATTGTGGGAAGGATTTTCTGCACTATGGTATTCCGAAGTTGCGCACGATTGGCGTGTAGCTGATTGGAATACATCATCGGTAGACCAGTCCGATTATGACAAACAGATTAACCTGTTTCGTGCATATCTGGAGTCTATCATTGCAGCAGTATCAGTCTCAGTCCCTCCTATTAAGTGCTATCCAGACGACGCTGATAATCCTCTTGATTTGTCTACAGCGCGTGCTGGCGATAAAATCGCACAACTGGTTTACAGACACAACGACATTGCACTCTTATGGTTACATTCATTATTCATTAACTTCACCGAAGGTCTGACAGCATTCTATACTTACGCTGATTCAAAAGAAGAATACGGAACCTATACTGAAAATAGTTACGATGAAAGTGAAGAACTTAATGAAATTACTAAGTGTCCAAACTGTGGATACCAAATGTCAGAAGCTCCTGCTGACCCTAGTGTAGTTAAGGCTAAGCAGGAAGCAGAATTAGCAAAATTTGAATTTGACCCTGATAAGCCTCCACCTGACGACTTAAAAACTGAACAACTAACTCCTGATGAAGATGTATGTCCTTCATGCGGAGCTATGGTAACTCCTGAAGTATCA